CTTTTATAAACCCATAAGGCTTAACCAATTTCAGAGTGCTTTTATAGCCATCTCAAGGCACGACGGACAAGTGAATTATCTGGAGATTAATTCACTTGTTACACCGTCGTCTGTCTGGTGTGTGGAAGTATCCAACTGGGGTACAGGTTGATAAGATACTGCTTCGACAGTTAGCGTATCTAAAATTAGAGCTGTGTAATGGGATAGATTATCGCAAGAAGTTGAGATTACCTCACTTGTCCTCTCTCGACACGTAGATAAATTAATCTCGCTTAATCTCTCCTGACACGTAGGTGCGGTTGGCGAGTCCGCACTTGGTGTTTTAAACTCCACTCCCATGTTGGAAAAAGTACCCTCTGTAGGGCTTGCCTCACGTCTATCCATACCATAGTCCTGCTCCATAGCTTTTATGAAGGGAGTGTACACAACAACAGATCCTAATCGCAGTTCCTGCACTAAATTGAACTGATGAAGATAATCTTGTGGTGTTATGTCATACCGCAACATGTAACTATCCATAGCTACTTCGCATGAACTGTAATCACCGTCCATCTCCACGAATGTGGGTGGCGATGCAGCTATTGGTACTGTGAATCGACGCCTAAGACCATCCAACAACGGATGATGAGGCTCATTTTTGTAACCTGCTATCACTGATGATATATACCTGTCAAAACGTTCAGAGGCAGATAATATATTCCAAGCTTGAGCATTATCATCTAAACCGATTTGTTTAGGTGTTAAGTCTCCAAATATCTTACCCAAACCCCTAATAATACACCCTGTATTCCTGACTGGTATTAATCGTTGCTCAGTGGTGAACATTGGTGAAAATTTCAAAAATTGAATCTTTTCGAGTACGTATCTACCCTGATGCAAACAGTGGTCAACGGTTACTTTGTGTCCGACAAGAGCCGCTCCATTAACAATTGCTTTGTCCATTGACAAATCGGGATTTGATAATAATATTTCAACGATCCCGAAGCAAATGAGAGCACTGGCTATAGTGTTTAAAATAGTCGTTAATGAAGTGCCGGACCCTTCAAAACAACTTGGAAAAATAATCTTAAACCACTGTGATGGATTTTGTGGATTTACACAATGTATCTTTTGTCTACATTGTTTTAAATAAGCAAAACCGGATTCTGGGCATAATTGCATTAAGCACCTGCCTACTATTTCAAACAACAGTGGTCCATTCGATGAGTCACAACTTGATATATCCACATTGGCATAGCCTATACCCGAAGGTAAATTCCATGCTATAACACTATCGTCAGAAAAACAACC